GAAGGTATTGTAGAACGGTACTCAGTGAGTTTTCAAGTTTGATAAAGCTATACGGTTGTGGCATCTTAGTGATCATGGGTTTTCCTGGTTCAGTTGACAATGGAATTATGGCTGCTCCGTCTAACATCTCGAATAATCCTTGAAGAGTTGGGTCAGTGTTAAATAACAATCGAATCAATTCTTTGTCATTGTCTGGTGTATACAATTTCGCAAATTCTTTTAAACGTATGATGTATGAATCAGAAAATTCTTTGATTGTCAACAATTTTCCTTCAGTGTGTTCAAAAGGGTTGACAACACATCTCCCACTAGCAAAAAATGATAATCGAAGCATGATCATCTTCCTTGAAGATTGTGTGTATGCGGTTGCGAAACTGCGATTATAATACATATATTTCAACCAGTTTAGGAAATTTTTATAATTTCTAGGTTTCATCGTAGTGTATTCTGGGTTTGTTTCGATATATTCATCAACTTGTTCTTTTGTCCAGCCTATCTTCTCCTTAATAGCATTCAATTTGTTTCCTGACCGCCTGTAATTGTAAAGACTTGTAAAGAATGATGGTAACATTGTTGTAAGAGTTGGATCAAGAGTTTCTACCCCAGCAGCTTGAGTGTGGATATACAATCCTTTAAACAATTCAGCACAATGGCTGGTATATTTATAGAGTCTATAATTGTTTGGGTCACCAACAGTGTTTAAATAAAGAACTGGTAAGCAATCTGGAAGACCAAACAATTCAATTGGATAATTAAATGGATCTTTGCTCACAACAGTAGAATTTCTCCCTTTTATGCTCAGTGAATATTTTCTGAAGATGTTTATACCTTGAAGCATTTGAACAATATAACATGACACTTGTGGAACACCCAATCTCATTGCCTCAGACGTTCTCGAAATGATATTCATAGCATCATGTTGGTATCCAATTCCAGCAATGTTGATTCCAACTTCTTTTGTTTTTTTGATGTTTGGATAAGCCATTTGACCATTAAATGACATTAAAGATATAAATTCCATTATGAATCTCTGACAGTTTGTTTTTTTCTCACTATCATTAATTCCATGAATCTTTTGAGAAAGTTTGTGTATGATTCGAAAATCTTCGAAATCACGAACATTTTGTGATCTGACAATTAAACTATAATCATCAGAATGCTCCAAATGTTGGATGACCAATGGTCTGCTAGCACCAAATCGACTTTTCCAATAAGAGATTGCAAATTCTGTTGCAATTACAGCTTTTACAGAAGAAGAATAGTTAAACATTCCTTGGAGGAAATTTTGAGAACTTTTGATCTTGTTACCATCAACCATATACTTTGTCATATTTGTAGTGAACGATGTTCCTGCCAAAACATCTTGAGGTATCAATATATTTTTGTTGGCCCAGGCACATAAAGTTGCCTTGCAGTATGAAGTTGCATCTTCTCCAACAATAGTTTTAAATCCATCTGCCATTGCCCAAAACGATGCAAATGTTTCACATGCAGACCATTTTGTACAATCACCATTAACATAATAAATTATATCATCTTGATCATGTCTTGCTTTTAAAACATCATTTATATTCTGGTACATATGTTGCATCTTTTGGTCACCAGGAACACTAATCATTTCTTGTGGAAGATTGATTGCAATACTTTTATAAATATTCTCATACATTCTAACCATTGCTTTTGCACCAAAGTTGATTACATAAAATTCTCTTTTTGCTCCGTATTGAGCTTTTATACAAATATCAGCTTCAACCC